ACTTGTGAGTCATAATGTGACCAGAGAGTGCCGAATAGTCACGGAATGACCAAAGGCAGCCCGATAGTCACAATGTGACCAGAGTGTGTCTGATAGTCACGGCCTGACTCATGGGTCACACATGCGCCCAGAATTGACAAGAGAAAGAACCTATGAGCGTGGTATTCTTGGCATGATTATTGTATAGCTAGTGAATCTAGTGTGGCTAATGTTGGCATGATTATTGTATAGGTTGTCTGTCTATTGTTGGCATGGTTGTTGCTAAGTATGCAATATCTGTACCAAGTCGCGTTTAGATAAGTGTCGATTCTAGAACATACTGATCAGGTATCAAGTCTATATATCCATTAAGGGCCCTAGATTGTCTTATGAGTGGTTTTAGCTTAGGTCTATATCTTAGGATAGACTAACTTATTTTATTCGTTAGAGAGCATTTCCATACTTTTATCATTTGTCTAGTTATACTTTTATCATTTAGTTAATTAACTATTGTGTCTATATAAGTAGGGCTAGTATATTTTATAGCTGTGTCGTGTTTAGGTATTCAGGTGTCGTATTTAGAGCGCACCGATTACTATACCTGTTATTCTATCTGTATGGGAGTTAACCGACCCATCTAGAGCCCCTAAAGCTTGGATCTAGTCTGACCTCATCGGTGGGTTGTAACGGCTTTAATAGTCGGTCGCTGGAGTGTAACGAGAAGCGTACGTTTTGTTTACCTTTATAGTGGCTCAATAGATCCCCCTATTAGAGTCACTTTAAAGTTAAACCAAATAGAGTATTAAATTATGACTACTTACGAAGAAACATTACAATACGAACAACAAATACACGGGCTAATAGCTAGCATCCATTCCAGTATTGTACAAATCAGACAGTACCAGCTAGATTATGAGAAGGATATAATTCAACTAGAGGCCAGTCTACTAAGGGTACCTAAAAACGAGACACAAGATAAATTAACCCGAACTAACAAATTTATGCAGCAATTATTACAGATGGAAAGTGACCAAATACGGCAGTTAAATGATCTAACCTCGCGTCTTAATGAAGCGCGCCAAGCAACTCAAAATGCATTAGCAAAGGAGATATAGAAATGACTAAAATTATTATGAGTACAGACCGTCCAAACAAGACCCAATTAGAACTACATAAGGCCCGTAAAGAGTTTGAGTATTATCTAGAATTGAAGGGTTTTAAATATGAAGTTTGCGAGGGGTCATGGGAAGGCGAGCGAGAGCAATCTTACATGATTACGTTAAGAGACGGCTTAGGCTTTACAAGTTTAAAAAATATAGCTTTTGACCGATACGACCAAGATGCAGTATTAAGAGTGTCCTCATACGGTGGAGCTAGTTTCTTTAATTCCGATGAGACTAGGGTTGATGTAGGTAAATTCATAAAGGTTGATTCAATACCCTCAGACCAATGCTATACGCAATCCTTTAAAACTGGCAACATATACGCCACTATTTAACTTTATAATATTTAGGAGATTACAAAATGATTAAAATTAAAAATGTAGAATGTTACGGTGAAATGTCGGAATACGCTTCAGTGTCTATGGAGTGCGAATGGGCTAGCGGTGAACAATTCCATCAAATGTATCTAGGGTCGCAGGGGTTTACTACTTGGACTCAGTTAGTAAATTACTCTGTTTTAGCGGGTGAAGAAGAAGGTTATACAATAGATCAAATGGAGTCCGACGAATGAAAACATATACTACTTTTGAAATAGAAACTGAAGACTTACACCAAATCACTTGGTCTGGCAGTGTCCTGTTTTATGTCTATAAAAACGGTAATTTAACGGACACTTTTAACGACTTCCACATCGGTTGTCTGTTAGATGCTAGGGAAAGGGCATTAACCTATTTTTACGAAGAGGGGTTTATAGAAGACCCCTATGTCTACTCTTTTGAGGGGTTTAAACCATGACCGATAACGAATTTAAAGTATTAACCGATGAGATACAGTATGATTTTAATTTTCAGGAGGCGCTGGTCTCCAATGATCCTGAAATGCTGGCCGCTGTATTTAGTGATTATGGTATTTTTTCAAGTGTACAAAATGCCAGAGAATTAATAATTAATCTAAAAAAAGGAACAAAATAATGCGTTTAATTGAAGAGCAAATGTGGACTGCTATAGAGTGCCAAGACCGTGTATGGACTAAAGACAATACAGGGGTGGAATATAAGGCCAATTATGACGAGTCTTTAATCTACTTACATGGGCATCATATTGCCACCTATGACCATGAAACAGAGACTGCGAGGGCCAATGTAACGACTCTGCGTAAATGGCCCACTAGAACCACTATGAGCCGTCTAAGGGCCCTACGCATTAATGTATATACTAAGAAAAAATCGGTATATTTAAATGACTGGAAATTAAAAGGGGTGGTCGCAGGATGATAGAAACAATAGCATTACTCGCGCTTATTTTAAGCGTACCTATTATCTGTTTTTCGGTCTGCGTTTGGGTCGTCAAAAGAACTCATAAACTAATTAAAAGGATCAAGTAAAATGGCTAAATATCAAAAGACTGTGGATATATGGAAACTATCACAAGAGCAAAGGAAAGGCTTACAAGCAGGACAATGGATAACCGCAGGTAAAGATGGCAAGTATGAAACTAAGGGCATATGGTGCGGGGTGGGTAAGTCGGGTAACGATGTGGCTATATGGCTAGGGAACCTAGCAAGTCGCAAAGGAGCCGCTAGGCTTGAGCATATACGGTTTATGATGCAATATGCAAAAGGGTAGCTTATGATTATAATTAGATTTTTTACAGGGGCGTTTATCGCCCTTGTTCTAGTTTCTGTGTTTACTGATAACGCTTATATTGCATTAACTTGCATGGTCTTAGGTGGCGTTATTGTAGATAAAATATTTAACAACAAAGGACAATAAAAAATGAAATTATCAGACTATAAAGAACTGCTAACAAAACACGATTGGCATTATAAGGAGAGTAACGATCCTTTACGTTTAGAGAGGGGTGAAAGGTCATTAAAACTTGTTGTTGAATATCGTAATTTCACGCCTAAACATACTGAAACTTATATCAATTATAGGATTCCAGAATAATGAAAAATCACAATCTAAATGACTATAGATCAGGTGATGTGGTCAAATTAGAATACGGTAACAACCCCTATGGTATAATAGGGTCAATAAACAGAGACACGGGACAAGTGCTAGTTAGATTTGCTAGCGGCCCTAAAGTCTATAAATTCACAAGCTTAGAGGTGGTGGTAAAAAATGCTTAAAATTAAACAATGGATTAAGACAATAGACACTGAAGAGGTGTTTTTATTCTTAACGGGTGGAATCCTTTGGTTTGCCTTAATATCAGGGGTTTTGCTAGGGTGGTCGATATGAAGAGAAGCGTATTAAAGGACAGTGCCTTTAGACGCTTAATAAAGCCGTCTAATGAGGATTCATTTTACTGGTATATAGCAGGTCTATTAGACTCCAAAGTCTACTCCAGCACCGACTATATCGCCTTGTGCCGCTATCAAAGCATAGGGTATAAGAAACGTATGAAATTAAGACAAGTAATGGAGTATTAAAAATGGTTATCAATAAATCAGTTATCACAGAACACGTTTATCAGGCCCTAGACTTATTACATCTAAGTTATTGGCGCACACAGCGTAAGTTAAAAGAAGACCCTGAAGACATGTTTTTGGCAGATGAGTTTTTACAAATCAGTCTAGCGGTTGAGAAGTCTAAAGAGTTACTCAAGCAAATAGAATTAATACAAAGTCAGAGGATAGAATAAATGCTTAAATTTGAAATAAACCAAGAGACAGGCGATTTAATTTTAACTACAGATCATGGCATGATTGTCATAGACCAGCAGGATAGGGACTTGCTACAAGACCAGTTGAGATATGCTAGACAGGATGAAAATCCACAGGATCATATCTACGAGAGAGGGTACGCTAAAAACCCCGATATAATTGAAACTAAAGAAGCCTTAAAAAGCAAGCTAGCCTTATACGAGTTATATCAGGATCAAGAATATTGGGCCAATAAATGGCAAAACCAAAACACGGCTTCAATGCGAGAGTATGTTAATTTTCATACAGCAGACAAGGCTAGGGATGCTGCTATTAAGTCGGGCTTAGATTTAGACGATTTATTATTGTTCTAAACCATTAGAGGTAAATATACTATGAAATGCAAATCATGCGACAGGCTATTACTAGATGATGAGGATATTGAATTGTGCAAAAAATGTCTAAAACAAGACGCACAATTTTATGACGATGAGGACAGTATTGATGAGGATGAAATGCTAGACGAAACTATTGAAATAGAACTTTACACCGAAATTACACAGCAGGACTATTTATTAATTGATTAATCTATGCTAAACTCAAAATAGTTCCTTAGCACTTAGGCACTCTTCAGTATTAAACTTTATTATAATCCTTAAATAATTATAAAGAAGTTTCACTGAAGAGCAGCTAGGGCCTGTTGATAAATCATAGGTATTAAAACCTATAAACGTAATCTAAAAAAGAGTAATTAATTATGAGTCTATCAGTAACCGAAGGTTATATCGCATTTAGTCATGTCTTAACAGAAGACCAGTATCAGGGTCAGGACGTAGGATATAACATAACATTATGTATGGATAAAGAAGAGGCCGCTAAGTTATCGGCTTTAGGCGTTATCATTAAAGATTATCAAGGTGTGGCACAACGAAAGTTTAAGTCTGGCTATAGTATTGATATTTTAGACGATAACGGTCAGGCTATGTCTATGACTGAAGAGTTACCTAGAGGTACTAAAGTAAGGGTACAGTGGAAACACGGTAACATTCACCCTCAACATGGTTTAGCGACTTATGCTAACCGAGTCAAAGTATTAGAGATGGGTACAGGTGATATTCCATTAGACTTTGAGAATGCTGAAGAAACTACAGACTTTTAGCATTATATAATTCTCCTAAAACATCCTGAACAAGATGTAAAACTGTTCTTTTTTGTCTCTAAAGGAAAGTGAAAATGCAAACAATCATAACGACTAAGGAACAAATAAAACAGGCACAAGATATGTCTGAAGAGATGGGTATATTAAAGAACTCTATAACGCGAGGGAAGGGTAATGTAATCGGTTTTCTAGGAGAGGTGGTACTGTCACATTACTTAGGCTGGAAACAGGCTAATACCTATGATTACGACCTCATAATGCAAGACGGATCTACAGTGGATGTTAAGTCTAAACAATGCAGGTCTATTCCACAGCCTCATTATGAATGCTCAGTAAACGCAATCAATACAAAACAGAATTGTGACTATTACGCATTCACCCGTATTAAGAGTGACTTGTCAGTTTTATACTTTGCAGGAATTATACCTAAAGAGTTATATTACACATTGGCAGTTAAGAAATTTAAAGATGATGTAGACCCATCAAACGGGTTTATGTTTAGAAGTGACTGCTATAACTTAGCATTGTCAGAACTAGATGATTTAAAGGAGTAAGTAATTATGAGTAGTAAATATACGTTTGATTTAGAAGTTGAGTCATGGGAACTAAGGGTTGATGTTACTGTAAGCGGTGGCTCTATTCCAGCTAGTATGGAAGAACCAGCCGAGTGCCCTGAAGTAGAGTGGAGTATAGATAAAGTATTAAGCATAGGGTCGTTTGATGATATTGATGATGATGATATTCTCAAAGCAGTATGTAGTAAACTAGATGAATTAAAGAATGGAGAATAAAAATGATAACTAAAGTTGGTTATAGTATTGATGAAGGAAACAAAACTAAAGTTGGTTATAGTATCGGGCAAAAAGATCATGTTCAGGACATGGGTGATTTAATTCTAGAGTATGAAGCCGAACTAGAAGAAAAGCTAAGATTAGAAGATGAATTAATAAAGGAGTAACGTATGTTTTTAGGTATAATTTTAATGAGTGCTATGTTTACAGTAGATCACCCTGAGTTTGTCAGTGCTGTTAAGGCTGACTTTAAAGCAGGGAAGTCATGGGCTTATGTAGGCGCACAGCCACCTCCAGAAGACGGTGTAGCTATCCCAATATCGAGCCTAACGACAGGTGAAGACATTGTATTATTTGTAACTAAATAGAGGATAATAAAATGAATATATATGATTTAAGAGATGTGACAGTAGACGGTGTTTGCATGAATGATTATCCAGATTTTGTAGATGCTTATATTTCAGAAGCCATAGATGCTAACGGAAATCCCTTATCAGATGATCAATTAGAAAAGTTAACTAACGAAAACTCTGAGTTTGTTCAGCAATTGGCCCATGAAGAAATCATGGGGAGAGTATAAATGAAACGGTTATTGATATTACTTATGGTAGTCTATATAGCTGGCTGTGGCACACCACCTCAGAACGATTACAAGCAAGTATGGTGTGATGAGTTGTATACTCACAGCGAAGCTACATGGGGCCCTGAAGAGGTACAGGCAGCAGCCTTGTGTGCCAAAGAGAATATGCTATGAATACAATCAAAGATGATCCCGTAGAGGATGCTAGGATTAAGTATGAGAAAGCCTACAGGAAAAGCACTATCGAACCTAAAGAGATGGACGCTGACCTAAACCTATTATATGAAGATTATATGAACAAAGTATTGGAGCAATTAGATTATGAGCTTAATATTCAAACCAAAGATTCCTGCAAGTTTCAGAACTGAAGAAATCAAACCAAAAGAAGATAATAAAAGATACAGGGGCCCTCAAGTGTACTGGAAGTCTTCTGAATTAGACAAGCTAGTAGAACTGCGAGTCTTAGGAGTTTCTTACTTAAACTGCGCCACGTTATTACATAGAGGCCAGAGTGCTATCGTTTCAGCTATCGCATACAATGATTTGTACGGTAAAATTGATAGTCAAAGAAAAGAAAAAATAAACCAGATAATGAGACTTCCATAACATGACTGAATTAATGATTAAGACACTGAAAAATAAATCACTAAAGGAAAAGATTGCAGCTTCTAAAGCCCGTACTAAGATTGAAACAGAAATTTCAAACTATGAAGAAGGTGTTAAAAGAGGCGGTCAGTTTGTAGCATACAATGAGGATATGATAGCTAAGTTAAAGCTTAGGTTGGAGGATCTATGATATTAACAGATCAGCAGATTGAAGAGTTAGTAATATCTGAGTTAAAGAATTACTATAACGTCCTAGACTATGCAGTAGAGGACGAAGGGTGGTATTCGACCACTAGGCAAAGGGATAACGACAGAGTTACCCTAGCAGCAATCATTAACTTATTGACACATTACCTAACAAAAAAGGATCACGATAAATGGCTATCAACTATTCGGCTGGTAACGCAGAAGTAGACAGTAGAGGCCCTTGCTCTAAGTGTGGGTCTAAAGATAATTTAGTTAAGTATAAAGATGGGCACTCTACCTGCTATTCCGTAGGCTGTGGTCACTTTATTAAATCAGGTGAATCAATGCACAATCAATCGACAGTAGTTCCTACACCTCCTCGTAAAGAGGTAAATAAAGAGGATCTAATCAAGGGCACTAAGGGCTCTATACCAGACCGTAGATTATCCCAAGATATTCTAGACAAGTTTGGCGTTACAATAGAGTATGACGCTAAAGGAGATATCACTAAACACCACTACCCGTACTACAACAGCGACAATAAGATTGTTGCCTTAAAGACACGGGTAACTAAGTATAAGCAATTCTTTTGCAGTGGTAATCTAGGGGATGCAGGACTGTTCGGTCAAAATGTATTTGAGGGTCGTGCTGGTGGACGCTATATAACGGTCACTGAGGGCGAGTTAGACGCACTGGCAGTTAGCTCTATGTTTCACGGTAAATGGCCTGTAGTGAGTTTAAAGAACGGCTCAGGTAGTGCGGTGAAGGGTATCAAAGAATCACTTGAGTTTCTGGAGTCGTTTGATAGTGTCATACTCTGTATGGATCAAGACGATGCAGGTTCAGACGCGACTAAGAATATCGTAGATTTATTCTCACCTAACAAAGTAAAAGTGATGCAGATGCCTCTTAAAGATGCTTCTGAGATGTTGATGAAAGGCAAGGTTAAAGAGTTTACCGAGTGCTGGTGGTCTGCTAAACCTCATCGACCTGCTGGTGTAGTGTCTTTGTCAGATGCAGGTAATTGGGATCTATTCGTAAAGCGAGGTACTGAAGAGGTGACTCCTTTACCTAAAGCATTCGGATCACTAAACGCCATGATGAATGGTGGTATAGCGGCTGGTGAAATCACGGTACTAGGGGCGTTAACATCTATCGGTAAAAGTACAGTAGTCTATAATCTAGTCTACGACATGTTGATGGAGTCTAATAAGCGTATAGGTTGTATTTTCCTAGAGGCTGACGTAGGCGAAACAATAGAGAAATTAATCTCTGTACATATCGGTCAGAACATATCTAACGTACCTCAACCTGAACGGGACTACGACCAGTTACATAAGAAGTATTCGGAATTAGCTGATACAGATAAGTTACATATACTAGACCATCAAGGGGCTCTAGAGGCAGATGAACTGTTCTCTAAAATGCGTTACATGGTTAAAGGGCTAGACTGTGATGTTCTAATACTAGATCCTCTACAGGCTGCTGTGACCTCCAATGAGAATGGAACCGTAGATGCCTTTATGGATAAGTGCCTTAAACTAGCTAAAGAAACTGGAGTCAGTATCATTGTAGTCAGTCATATGCGTAAGCCTAGTGCTAAGGATGCACACGATGTAAACGAATATGATATGAAAGGCTCAGGATCTATTAACCAGATTGCGTTTAATACTATCTTATTAAGTCGTGACAAATTATCTGAAGATGAGTATGCTAGAAACTGTACTAAGATCCAGCTAGTTAAATGTCGTAGGACAGGTAATACAGGCGTAGGTGGCTGGTTGTTTTATAACTCAGATACTAGCCGATTAGAGGCTGGTCAGGCCCCGATAATACAGGAAACAAGTAATTATGACTTCTAAATCTATAGTTCTGGACATTGAAGCTAATGGCTTTAATCCAGACAAGATATGGTGCGTAGTCACCTTAGACATTAATACTAAAACGTCTACCCAATACGTGAATAATCTAGCTCAGTTAAAGACTGATCTGTTAGACGTTACTGAGATAATAGGACACAACATACTAGGTTATGACATACCTGTACTGGAACGTCTATTAGGTATTGACTTCAGTAACATCAAACTAACCGATACTCTAGTCTTGTCTAGACTTGCAGAACCTGCCCGACAGGGTGGTCATTCTCTAGCGTCTTGGGGACAGCGTTTAGGTTATCCAAAAGGTAAATTTACTGACTTCAGTTATTATAGTGATGAGATGTTAGAGTATTGTATTACTGATACTGAAGTAAACTTATTCACCTACCGTAAACTACTCAAAGAAGTTAATGATTTTTCTGTAGAGTCTATTCAACTAGAGATGGACGTACATAAAATCATAGCTGAACAGACCCGTAGTGGTTGGTTACTGGACGAAAAGAAAGCCTTTATATTGTTAGCTGAACTCAAAGAGAGCATGATGAATGCAGAAGCTACAGTTCGTAAACGCTTTACACCTATGCCAGTATGGGTAGAAAAGAACTACCCTAAGAACCCATTAAAGAAAGATGGTACTGAAGCAGCTATCATGGGTAAGCATAGAGAGCAGGGTTTTCACCATAACTCACAAGGAAGCTATGGTGTCTTTGAATACCCTATCTTTAACTTAGGAAGTCGCCAACAGATAGGACGTTATTTGATCCATTTTGGTTGGAAGCCTACTGAGTTTACTGAGACAGGTATACCTAAGATAGATGAAAAGGTACTGGAGAATGTAGACATACCTGAAGCAGTAATGATCAAAGAGTTTCTATTACTCCAGAAGCGAGTGGGCATGGTTCTAAGTTGGGTAGAGTCTGTAGCAGACGATGGTAGAGTACATGGATACGTTAATGCTATAGGGGCGCAGACAAACCGTATGACTCATAGCAGCCCTAATGTTGCTCAAGTCCCTGCATCATACAGCCCATACGGTAGAGAGTGCCGTGAGTGCTGGATAGTGCCCAAAGGGTATAAGCTAGTTGGTTGTGATGCTTCTGGTTTAGAATTGAGAATGCTTGCTCACTATATGAATGACGCAGAGTACACCAACCAGATTATAGACGGTGATATACACTCCTACAATCAGGAAATGGCTGGACTACCTTCTAGGGATCAGGCCAAAACGATGATTTATGCTCTGTGCTATGGGGCTGGTGATGTTAAGATGGGCACTATAATCAATGGATCTGCCTCAGAAGGTAAGAAACTAAAAGCCACTCTATTCAATAACATTCCTTCACTAGCTGACCTCATTACTAAGATTAAGAAAGCTTCTAACAGGGGATATTTGAAGGGCCTAGACGGACGTAAAATATGGGTTAGGTCTGAACACTCAGCCCCTAATTTTCTCTTACAGTCAGCAGGGGCGATTGTTATGAAAAAAGCACTTGTGTTATTATACAACAGAGCAAAGGAAGAAAAGCTAGACTTTACTTTTGTAGGTAACATTCACGATGAGTATCAGACTCAAGTTCTAGAAAATCACTCAGAACGGTTTGGGGTATTGGCTGTAGAAGCTATTATTAATGCTGGTGTAGCTTTAAATATGAACTGCCCGTTGGACGGTGAATCTAAGATAGGGAATAATTGGTATGAGTGCCATTAAAATGTGTAATATCTGTAATATAACGAAGCCTATAAGGGGTTTTGATAAAGATAAGACAAAGAAAGACAAGCTACAAGGAACCTGTAAGTCTTGTAGGAAAGATTATAGACTAAAACTAAACTTAGATAAATTTAAGTTAACCATGCAAGAGTATAACGATATGCTTAAAGAACAGAACTATTTATGTAGTATCTGTTTTGTAGATGAAGGCAAGTCTTTATGTATAGACCACGATCATATAACTAATAAGGTTAGGGGCTTACTCTGTAGTAGATGTAATAAAGGATTAGGTTTACTTGGTGATAGCATACTTGCAGTTAAATCAGCACTAAAGTATTTAGAGAAATAAAAATGAAAACACTAAACACATTAGTAGAAGATATTTATTCGGTAGTCAAAAACAGCAAAGCAGACCCAAACGTAGATGTTGATGCAGTATTTGATCTGTTTGGAACTAACGTAAAGGAGGCTGTATTTAAGTCATTGTTTGAAGAGAGGGGAGACTCCACACGCTTGCGTATGTCGTCCGTAGGCAAACCTGATAGACAGGTATGGCTTAACTCTAAAAACTACCCTAAAGAGGAATTAGAGCCCTCTACGTTGATTAAGTTCTTATATGGTCATGTCATAGAAGAGTTAGTCTTACTGTTAGTACGTCTAGGTGGGCATACAGTCGCTAATGAGCAAGATAAGGTAGAGGTTAATGGAGTCAAGGGCTCTATGGACTGTACTATTGATGGTAAACTTATAGACGTTAAATCTGCCTCCAGTTATGCCTTTAAAAAGTTCAAGGATAACACTGTAGAATTTGATGATCCATTCGGTTATGTAGATCAGTTAAAAGGCTATGGTGCAGGGCTCGGTGTTAAAGAGGGTGGCTGGTTAGCTATGGATAAAGGAAATGGACATTTAGCCTTAGCAATGATAGACTTGACAGAAGGTAAGAGCATTGAGGACAGGATCACTCACTTAAAAGATATTGTATCTAAAGATGAAATGCCTGATCCATGTAGTTATCCCGTACCAGACGGTAAAAGTGGAAATATGAAGCTATCTACACAATGCTCTTACTGCGCTTATAAGCATACTTGTTACCCTGATCTTAGGACTTTTCTGTATAGTACAGGCCCTAAGTTTCTAACTGAGGTTTGGAGTTTGCCCAGAGTAATTGAAATAACTGAGACTAATTAATATGAGTTTAACCTATAAAGTAGTACAGACCCCGCGACCAGAGCGTTTTGAAGAACAAATTAACGTACTTTTAGCTGAAGGTTGGGAACTGCATAGTAGTCCCTTCATTGATGGTACAGGCCAAATGGTACAGGCATTATTAAAGGATGTTCCAAATGTCAAAAAAGCAACTGCCAAAGTACAGAAGTAAACTAGAGGCTAGGGTTGCTGTAGGTCTTACTGAGTGGGGTTATGAATCTGAGAAGATGAATTACATCATTCACAAGACCTACAATCCAGACTTCATTAAGGGTAATATCTTTATTGAAGTTAAAGGATTCTTTAGGTCTGGAGACACTCAGAAGTACAAAGCTATCCACGACCAAATGCTAAAAGAAAATAAGATACTTGTCTTTGTCTGGTCTAAGCCTCACCAAAAACTACGGAAAGGATCTAAACTCACTAACGCAGGATGGTGTGATAAACACGACATTAAATGGTTTTCACAAGATGATATGAAAGCCCTTAATAAGTGGAGTAAGAACGTCAATGGCTAAGACAGTAGAAGAATTAATTGAAGACATAACTAGGGACTACGATGTAGACTTGTTAGTTGAGATATTATGTATTTCTGCTGAAGATTTGTTAGAGAGGTTTGACGATAAATTAATGATAGCTATAGAACGAGGGGACTTTAAAGATGGAACCTGATTCAGCATTACATAATCAGATAGGAGGTTCTCATTATCAAATGGGTGGCATACAGCCTATTGAATACATACACGCTAATAATTTATCTTTTATCGAAGGTAGTATAGTTAAATACATCTCTAGGTGGCGTGATAAGGGCGGTATACAGGACTTAGAAAAGATTAAACACTACATAGACCTTCTCATAGAGTTAGAAGATAATGTAGGTAATAGAAAAAAGTAAATAAAAAGGCCCCGAAGAGAAATCTAAGGGGCCTTTTTATTTGCCTAAGATTTAGTCTAGGCTACTGGCAAAATTAACTCGCTCTTCAAACTTTGGATTCTTTTTAGGATTAGGACGCTCTAATCTACGAGCAAACAGATCAGCGTATTCTCCTGAAGTTCCGTTAAACGTATTAGTATTTAGTTTTTTCCTGTTACCAGCCCCTATGTCATGGTAGGTATCATTGTTTATAATCTCACCTACAAAGTCTATTTGAGACTCCATTGAATCACTAAGGCCATTAATACCAAGAAATTCTTTGTAGTTTTCTTTCATATAGTCTAACTGAAATAGTCCGTGACCTTTACCACCACCAATTTGTTTTTGGTTAAAGTTAAACGACCCTGCTGACTCAACTTCTATGTTGCCTAACATACCGTTAATTACAGACTGCTTCCATCCTTTAGATTTCATGTAATCAGTAACAGACTGTATGTTACTAGGTGGCTCTACTGCTTCTTCTGTTAGATCCTTAGAGGTAGTATCGGCTGTAGTATCTTCAAATAAACTAGTCTCTAACTGAACAGGATCACCGCCAGCCCTAGCCGTTTCTATAGCTTGTTCCATGTTAGCATTTTCTGGAGTACCTGCTGCTCTTTTGATAGCGTCAGACGCTTTAGCAGCTATCATTGAACCGTCTATAGAGGCCCACATTCCAGATAACTCTTTTTTCCCTCGCTCGTACTGAGCCAACATCTCTTCTATCATTATTTTGTTCCTTTATCGTGCTTCTTTTTGCTCACTTGACTGAGAAGCTTGGGCTACATTAGATGCTGTAATATAAGCAAGAGTTGTACTAAGAGCCTCTCGTTGTTTTACTGGATCTTTAATTTTTTTAACTTTATTTAATGAATTTTGCCATTTTCCATTAGTTACTATATCTAACATGGCTTGATTATGGCGACCTCTCATATAGCTAATTGTATTAGCAACAACAACACCTATTTTACCAAATCCAAAAGAACCAGACTGAGCTACAGCCCCTTGTTCGGCAGCGTTTAGGGCTTTAAAGGGAGTGTTTTTTAATCTAGCTAGTATAAAAGCAAGATCATCAATAGCTTGTGAGCTACCTCCTACGTCTTTTAACTGCCTAGCTAATTCCGTTCTTTGATAGGGTGTTGCTAATATTGAATCATAAAATTGATCTGGAGTAGCGTTGTATATACTTGTACCTTCAGGAACTCCTTTAGTTTTTATCTGAGACAGTCTATCTAAAATTCTTTTTTGAGCAATTTGACGTTGAGCTATAGGAAGTGCTAAGGCATATTCATCACTAGATTTTTTTAACGCCCCTTTAATTAAAGAATTTACACTCCTTAATACCCCTGATTTTTGTCGTTCTAAAGTATCTATTGATGTACTAGCAGCATGAGCGTTAGATGATATTTCTCTTCTTACCATTTCAACTTGCCCTAAAGAACCTTCTCTTAAAGCATTAAACTTTGCAGCTTTTGCTGGATCTGCCATAAGACCTTTTTTAGCAGCTTTAAATATAGGATTATCTTCTAGATTTTGAAGAAATTTAGGTTTCATTGTTACGTCAAACGCTTTTTTGTATAGTAATGTGAGTGTTGATTTAGCTACTTCTCTACCTTCAGGTACAATATTTTTAACAAACGATCCAACAACATCTGCTAATTCTGAATCACGTTGCATTCTTATTTCTTGAGCAACTAATGCTTTCTCAGGATTTAACCCTGAAAATGCTCCTGCTTCCCTAGTTAAAATAACTTGGTTTGCTGAAGCTTCTGCTGGCGTAATACGCACACCTAATCGACTACCTGCGTCTACTGCATCTTGTACAGCAGGGGCAGTTACTCCTTCTAATGCTTTTTTACGGCCTCCCCTTGCACTAAAGAAATCTACAGCTTTTTTTATAGGATCTACTATCATTTTTCCTGCTAAAAATTTACCTGTATTTATTAAAGCCGTTGGTGCTAATCCTAAGTTAGCAGCTACTAACATATTCATAGTTCTTTCTTGTGATATTAAAGCACCGTCAGACGTAGATAAACTAGCTCCTAATACTGCACTTGTACCTAATATTGTTTTTGCAGTTTTAGCAGGAAGTGCCGCTATGTAAGATGCGGTTTCTCCTGTCATAGAGGCACTACCGTAAGTTAATTGCTCTGCGTAGTTCATCTTATCTAAGTAATCTTTTATCTCTTGTTCTTTACCAATCCTTTGATCTTTCCAATCACTTAAAACATCAAACCCTGTTAATTCGGTAATAGCAGACCTTCCTAATTCTTGTACTCCTGCCCCTACCTTTTCAACACCTCTTAAAAAACCCTGTCCTGCTAGTTCAGCATAGTTAGCGTCTACTCCTTTAGTAATAGCTTCTTTTTCTTCTTCTTGTTCTTGAGTCATTCCTAGAGAATTTAAAATAGATTCTACACTAATATCTGTATTTGCAGAACTATTTGTAGGCGTAGTGCTAGAACTAGATCCATTCATAGAACTCATAATGTCTGCTACACTAATATTACTAGCCATTTAAAATTCCTCATCCGCTATCATTTGTGCAAGTATTGCGCGTTCTTTTTGAGTAAAAGATTGCACTACCATACTCATATCATTAGGGTTGTCTCTATCTACTCCTTGAAACATAAACTTAATTTCAATCTTTTTATCTACACTTCCAAAAACATCATCTTGGTTTAACTCGTACCTTTTAGTCACGCCTTTTATTTTAGATATTGTAGGCCCTGCAAGTTTTTTAATTTTAGTAAATAAAGAACCACCAACTTTTACAAAATCTGCTCTTTGGGTTACTCCCATTTTTTCACCGTTCATAGCTTTATTGTAAAAGTTTTTAACAGTGTCTGGAATACCACGCGCATTTTCTGCTGTAGCTTGCTCTCCTTCACGTACTACTGAATCAGGGTCTAACATTTTCATATATGCAAAGATAAGAGACATATCTCCTGCTGCTGAGTCTGCTTCTGCTGAAGTTTTTATTTTAGCAAATTGTAATTCGCTTTCTTTAAAATTCTTGTAGTTCATGTCTTTACTTAGTTCTTCTCGTAAAGACTTAGTTTGCGTAAATTGCCTGTTAATTTTCTCTATTGGAGACTCATTACTTGGAGGCTTGCCTGTTTGAACCCACTTTTGTTTTTCTGAATCCCAATCTTCTAAGATAGCAGAACCGTTTTTGTCAGTACCTTGTCTGTATGTAGGTGCAGAGTCTTTAGGCTTCTTTTCTATTCCTGCAAATAACCTATCATCAGTATCGTTAGGATTAACAAAGTATTGCTTATTTATACCATCTTCAAGAACAGTAATTAACTGCCTATTTGCCTTTTCTCCTTTTTTAGCTAATCCCATTTTTACTTTAGTATTTTCTGGATCAGAAGGGTCAAAAGAATATACTACGTTTTCTCCATCTTCATTTAAAGTTACAGTCTGTCTAGCTGCTTCTGTCCCTGCTTTAGCTTCTCCTACTAACTTCCTATCATTAGGATTTTTAGGATTAACGAAGTATTGCATGTTTTTACCATTTTCAAAAACAGTAATTAACTCAGATCCATCAGGGTTATACACTTTCCCTGAAGTAGTCCACACTCCGTCAATTAAATCTTGCTGTACTTCTACTCCACCTATATCAGTTTTTCTTGTTTGTCTTTGGCTATCTGCTGTAGCAGGGGCCGTACCTACTGTTTGTATATCGCTTGGATCAGTATTGCTTACAGATACCCTAGTATCTACACCATCTATTACTACGGTTGTCATTGTACGAGCAGAAGGATCTTTTGTTTTTCCTGTTCCACCTAAAGATTTCCAAACTCCTGAACTTTCAAGGAACACTCCACTTATTTCTACCCCATCTACTGTTCTTGATTGAGGCTTCCATTCGTCAGCAACTTGAGGTGCTGCTGAGTTATAGGTCTGTCCCTGATAAGTGTTCATGTCTACAAACTTAGTGTTAGAAGAACCGTCAGCATTTGTTGTATTAACTTCTTTCCATGTAGGAGGTTTAGGAGCCAAAGAAGCCGCTAAAGCCCTGCCTTTATCCATCATGGCTAGACCACCATTAGGATCAAACTTCATAATTTGTTCGCCAGCTTTTTGATATGTTGCTGGCTTAGTCCAATCTGCGTCTTTAAAATCATTCTTAAATTGATTCATGCCTATTGCTTTAGGGCTTATGGCTTGTCCAAAAGCACCCATAGCTGCTGTCATAGAAACACCCTTCTGCTTTTCAGCATTGAGCATACTATTATATGACCCTTGTACTACTTGTAAAATGTTTGATTGAGGGCCTGAGCCGAATAATCCTGCCATGTGTCTCTACTCCTTTATATATTTTAAAGCTTGCTCTTTAACCAACTCCAACCATCACCTAATATATCTTGCCCTATGTCACTACCTAAGACTGAGGTTCCTAGATTCATCCAGTTTGCTGTATTATTAGCACTTTGCTGTGCGCCAATACCTTGTTCGGCTAGACCTTGTTGGAACTGAGGCTCTTGTGCAAAACCGTAGATTTGTTGTAGCATAGGTACAGAACCAAGTGCTTGTTGCTGTGGTTTAAATTGCTCTGCGGCTACCTGAGAAGTAAGACCAAACATACCAGCTTGATTGCGTAACATACGGTCTTGCATTTGAGTCCCGTATTGTTGGGCTTGCATTGCTTCTTGGAACCGTTGGCTTTCTTGCTCTGTCTCTAATTGAGCTAAAGCTTGTGTACCAACCGTAGACCCTAGTTTACCAGACTGAATTAAACGACTCAACTTAGAGTCTGTCTGTTGCTCCCTCATAGGCTCTCTAAGGGCATTTACTCCACGTAGGTACTCTGAGGCAGCATCTTGTGGATCAAAGCTCTGGTACGCATCCTGAGAGCCCTGAAGCTGTCCTAGAAGACCCTGTTGAAATTGATTGTATTCAGGTGATGTTTGTTGATCAAATTGACCTGTAGCTGGATTAAATGAAGTAGTTCCGTATATACTATCAAAGTCCATACTACGAGGTGAACGAGCCTGTGATAACTGATTTACAGCATCACCTGTATATTCCCCATTAAACATAGTTCCAGTAAAAGCACCTCCAGTGCCTGTAGTTCCTCCAGTGCCTGTAGTTCCTCCAGTGCCTGTAGTTCCTCCAGTGCCTGTAGTTCCTCCAGTGCCTGTAGTTCCTCCAGTGCCTGTAGTTCCTCCAGTGCCTGTAGTTCCTCCAGTGCCTGTAGTTCCTCCAGTGCCTGTAGTTCCTCCAGTGCCTGTAGTTCCTCCAGTGCCTGTAGTTCCTCCAGTGCCTGTAGTTC